TACCTGGCCGGGCCGGTGGTCCTGGTGGTACTGCAGCTGCTCAAGTACCTGTAAGCGCCGAGGGGGGATCACCACCCTGGGGCTTTGGGCGTGGCGGTAATAGAGTCAATACCACAGGCAACGGTCAGGCTGGAACTGGTTTTGGAGCCGGTGGCTCTGGTGGCTGTAATTTTGCCACGGCAACTAGCCGAGCCGGTGGTGCCGGAACCGGTGGTATTCTCATAGTCGAATGGTAAAAATCTCGTATAAATATACGAATATCACAGTTTTTAAATAGATAAATACATTGTAGTACAGAATTTTAATTAATTGCCAATAGCTTTTGGAGAATAAACATGGCTAAGAGAGTCTTACCCGATCACTATATTTTTGACCCTGCGACACGAACCGTAACCATACCTAATAAAGTCATTCCTCGTGAACAACTATTACTGGTGACCAATGTCAGCAGCAACACAGTAATCTTTAACTTCAGTGATCCTGATCTAAAAACAACCACATACACGGCACCCTATAGTTCTACTGGTACACAGTTTGTACTGCAGTACAATACGGCCAGCATGACTGCCAATGATCCGCTATTAATACTGGCTGATTTTGCCGAACAAGTGGACATCAGTGAAACACTGCAGGACAGCACGGACAAACTCAGAGTGGTCACTCCACAAAGCTTAATTGACACGGACTTTGAATATGGTCTGCAACCCATTAAATGGGAAAGTCAGGCATTCATACAAAACAACCCAAGCTATTATCTCCGAGGCGGTGGTAACAGTCTAGATGTAACCAACATCATCGGCGGTAGCTCAACCAATACAACCGCTGGTATTCGCAGCTTTGTTACTGTGACTTGCGGACAACCACATCAATTAACCACTGGTGACATAGTTTTAATTTCCGACAGCAACACCAGTACCTGTAATGGTGCATTTGCTGTATCCAGCGTGGCTAATCTTTTTACGTTTAGCTTTGTTGCCAAGGGTCTGGTCAGCAGTATTAACATTGTTTTATCCAGCACGGTCATACAGGCTGGCGCACCCTATGACATCAATGGCATACCATTACGACTAAACATCACGGGCATGAATTCTGATGGTCAGGCCACGGCTGCTGGTAGTTATATCACAGTTACAACCGCACAAAAACATGGCATGTTACCCAATGTGCCCATATTGGTTGATAGATTCACCTCATTGTTGGCCACAGGTTTTACAACCAGTGTACTGGGCGCCTGGACCATATTTGACGTACCAACTGCCACAACATTTAGATTTAATACACCAAATCTGCAGGTTCCAGCTGGCGCTCTAAACGTTGGTAACTGTTTGGTGACTCCTCGTCCAGAAGTTAAATTCATTCACAGAGCCAGCGACGGTGGTGTATTCATCAGCACTGGCACACTGCAGGAAGGCATACAGGCCGTACGTCAGACTCGACGTTATTTCCGTTATCAATCAGGCAAGGGATTGCAAATGTCCACGGGTACTAAGTTTACTCCAACTCTGGACATCAATACCATTGCTGCTGTTGGCAGCTCAGCTACACTGACCGTACAGCAAGAAGTTAGCATGCTCAGTGGTAACACCATAGTTGTCGAAGGTGTAGAAGTAAATGCCGGAACAACCAACTACTATAATGGTACATTTACCGTGACCAGTGCCAATGCCGTTACCAGAACCATACAGTACACCATGGCTGGTACTCCAGCAGATACCAGTCCAGGTGGAACAACACCGCAGGTAACTGTTAAAAACTGGCAGGGTGCCAATGTACGTACTGGTATGTTTGACTTCCAAAACGGATTCTTTTTTGATTACAATGGTTCAAGTTTTGCAGTAGTTCGCCGAACCAGTGTGCGAGAGCTCATGGGAACAGTTGCTGCTACCTCAGGCAGTGGCACCATTACAGGCACTAATACTAAATTCAGTAAACAGGTTACACCAGGCGATTACATCATAATCCGAGGTCAGAGTTATCAGATCAATTCCGTTGATTCTGATACCAGTCTGGTGGTAAATCCAATTTACCGTGGCAACACCGTAAGCAACATCAGAGCCAATCTCACACAAAATTTCAGATTTCCTCAGAGTAGCTGGAACATAGACAAATGCGACGGTACAGGCCCCAGCGGTTATAATCTGGACGTCACCAAGATGCAGATGTGCTACATAGACTATACCTGGTATGGTGCAGGCTATGTGCGTTTTGGTTTCAGAGGTGTAGATGGTCGAGTAATATATGTGCATAAAATTGTAAACAACAACCTGCAGACTGCGGCCTACATGCGCTCTGGTAACCTTCCGGCTCGTTACGAAGTAACCAACATAGGTCCATATGCTAGAATTGTTTCTGGTAATATTGCTACCCGAGGTCAGAGTGTTACCTCAACTACCACTAACTTTGTAATCAACGATGCAACTAACTGGCCAAGCACTGGGCAGTTTTTGATTAGTCAGGATGCCAACCTGGAACTTTGTAGTTATACAGGCATTGAAACCAACTCCAGCATTGCAGGAACCTATATACTGACTGGCATTACCCGAGCTTTAACAGCCGGTGGTACAACCAGTGCAGGCACCTATGCTCCAACAGAGTATGATGGTGGCGCTGGCGCCGCAGCCAGTGTTCCAGCAATTACCTATACCTATACAACCCTGGCACCTAGCATCAGCCATTGGGGTACTAGTGTGATCATGGATGGTGGCTTCAACGACGATAAAAGCATTGTGTTTGCCTATGCCAAACTGGCTGCGACGCCCATTCCAGGCAACTCTGCTGTACCATTGGTAAGCATACGTCTGGCACCTAGTGTGGACAACAGCATTGGTAGTGCCTTTGGTAATAAAGAAATTGCAAACCGCATGCAGTTACAGATCAAGAGTATTGGTGCACAGGTTGGTTCCAGCACAGTGCAATTATTGGGCATATTAAATCCAAGATTGTTTACTGGTGCCACGGCTCCAAGGTTTGATTCGTCACAACCAGCCTCTACTTGGTCATATACCAGCGTTACAACTGCCATTGGTTCAGGTAGCTTGGCTCAGATCATTGACCATACCAGCAACACAGTTGCCATTACCGGTGGTGAACAGATCTTTGGTTTCGTATCCACCATTAACGCAGCAGAAACCTATGACCTGGGTACAGTTCGAGACCTGGGTACAAGTATAATTTCTGGTGACGGTAGTCAACGTACACCTGGTTATCCAAATGGTCCAGACATTCTAACCATTGTGGCCAGAAATATTAGTAGCACTGCAACCAGCGTAAATAACTTCCGCATAAGCTGGACCGAAGCTCAGGCATAAGGAGAGCACATGGCAGCTCCTGCTACCAGACAAGAGCTAATTGATTATTGCCTTAGGGAACTAGGGCATCCAGTCATAGAGATAAACGTCGATGACGATCAGGTTTCTGATCGCATTGACGCTGCTCTACAATACTATCAGGACTATCACTATGATGGTGTAGAGAGAATCTATCTGAAACAACAGGTGACTGCAACAGAACTTGCATTAAGTTCCAGTGTCAGCACCAGCATGGCTACAACTTTTGCTCAGGGCGAAAAGGTTACTGGATTAACATCTGGAGCCTATAGTTTTGTTACTGGCAATGCTGCTTATAGTTCCTATGCAACTACTTTGAGGGTTTCTAGAACAGTTGGAGTATTTGTTACCGGTGAAACCATAGTTGGTGCCACCAGTAATGCTAGTTCTACTGTAGTTTCAATTACCAAGGGTAACATAGACAATGGTTATTTTGATCTAGACGACAGCATCATAGGCGTAGTGCGTGTAATGCCATTCAGTGCCACCAACACAGGCCTGGACTACATGTTTGATCTGCGCTATCAGCTCAGACTCAATGACCTATTCGATTTATTAAGCACCAGCATGATCTATTATCAACAGGTCAAGTCTCATCTGAGCATGATTGACATGCTCCTGGTTGGTGAAAAGAGTTTCCGTTTCCAAAGACACCAGAATCGTCTGCATTTGGACATGCGCTGGGGGACAGATGTTAGAGCCGGCGAATATTTACTGGTAGAAAGCTACAAGATTTTAAACCCCAATGACTGGACCGATGTCTACAATGATCGATTCTTAAAACGCTATGCCACAGCCCTGATTAAAAAACAATGGGGCAACAATCTTAAAAAATTCGGCAATGTACAGATGCCCGGTGGTGTCATACTCAATGGTAAAGAAATCTATGATGAAGCCGTGGCTGAAATTTCCTATTTAGAAAATGAAGCACAAACCACGTATGTGGAGCCTCCTAACTTCATGGTGGGCTAATCATGGCCACCAATTTTTATTTTCAAAGCGGCATACCTGGTGGCAGAACCAGCGAGCAGCGTCTCATAGAAAACCTCATCATTGAAAGCATAAAGATCTATGGTTTTGATCTGTACTACATGCCCCGCACCGAAGTAAACACCGACAACATATTTGATGATGACACCCTGGCAAAATTTGAAAATGCCATACCAGTCGAAGCCTATTTGGAAAATGTCGATGGTTTTGGTGGCGATGGCGAACTCATGAGTAAGTTTGGCATAGAAATACGAGACACTGCAACATTCCTCATAAGCCGCATGCGCTGGGAAGATACCGTGGGCGCAGGTCGCAGCAACTATTTGCAATTGCCTAATCGTCCCAGCGAGGGTGATTTATTGTACATGCCTCTGACCAAGAGCTATTTTGAAATTAAAAAGGTAGATGCTACCAATCCATTCTTTCAGCTGGGTAAACTACATACCTATAAACTCATGGTTGAGCTCTGGCAATACAGCTCAGAAGAACTCAACACCGGTGTTGCTGAAATTGATAGTCTAGAAGATGAACGCAGCTTAGCCACTGATAGTTTCCAGTTGTTACTAGAAGCCGGCGACAGACTGGTATTGAATACCAATAGCTATGAAGACATTAGTTACTTGCTCAAAGAAGACTTTAAAATACAAAACATAGATGCAACCAGTGACAACCAAGACTTTACCAACGAAGCTCTGGACATACTGGACTTTAGCGAAATAAATCCTTTTGGAGAGGTAATTAGAAATGTTTGAGGGTAAAACCTGGTATCACGGCATAACTCGCAAAGCCATAGTTGCCTTTGGTGTCATGTTTAACAATCTGGCAGTTCGACGCAAAAATTCTGCAGGTCAGGTAATACAGACCATCAGAGTGCCCCTGGCCTATGCGCCCAAGAACAAAATGCTGGCCAGAATTAATCGGTTGCCAACACCAGAAAATCCACAGATTGAAAGTCTAGTACCACGCATGAGTTTTGAAGTCATAGCCTTTGAGTACGATGGTGCTCGCAAAATTAACTTGTACAATCAGCAAAAGACCATAATCAATCAGACTCAGGCCAAACGCATATTTGGCCCAACACCCTACAATCTAACCGTAAATCTCTATGTCTATGTAAAGAATCAAGAAGACGGCCTGCAGATATTTGAACAAATAGCACCAGCGTTTAATCCAGACTTTAATGTAACTGTTACCTATGTTCCAGAACTGGGCATCAAGCACGATTTACCCATGATACTTAACAGTGTGACCTATGACGACCAATTCGAAGGTGCTGTACAGGATCATAGAATGATAATCTGGACCTATACTTTTACACTTAAATTATACTACTATGGCCCAGTTGAAACACAGGATGTGATTAGACAGGCAATTGTTAACATATTCCGCGATCCTGATCTGGAAGCGAGGATAAATAAATATACGGTTACAACAGATCCGAGCACTGCAGCTCCCTCAGACGATTTCCGCTTCATGGAAACGTTTGACGATGAAAATTTTAATTAGGATAGAATGATATGCCATTACAGCCCATAAATTTAGGTACACCAAACAACAACGATGGAGATTCGTTGTATGCTGGTGGTAAAAAGATCAATGAAAATTTTTCGGAAATTTATGAAAAGTTTGGTGGTAGCTCTAGTGCAGCCATTAAAATTGATGTAGGAACTACAACTCCAGATACCAGTACTGCTCTGGTATGGAATGGTTCGCTGCAAAGGTTTGTGCCATTTAGTTCAAACAGTGTAAGAGCTCCAGGTAAAATTTCACTTAATGCCATTTACGTTACCAATGACGCAGGCCGAGCCGGCGATGCTAGCAATGACCTATTAAACAATGCAGCTCAACCCAACAACCTAGTTGCACAACTAGACGGCCGAAGCATGTTTACCATACAGGCTCGCAACAATACCAGCATTACAGCCAATGTAAGGGGTCAGCTGGACATCAATCTGGGCAATAGTCAGGTAACCAGTCTCAGTGTTTATACCACCAGTGTGGTCATACGAGGCATCAATGGTGTTCAGGTGTTCAGAGCCACCAGCGAAGATACTGCAGTATATACTAAAATACTAGACGTAACCAGCACTGCTACAGGCGTAACACTTTACGAAAGACCCGTACTAGATTTTAACACCATGAGTGCAGCTGTGCGCAATGGTACTGATTCAAGCAATGCCATAGCCCATACAGGATTTACCAAACTATTACTAACACAGTATCCATTTAGTTCAACTGCGGTTCGAGCTCAGCGTGGCATAGTCAGCAACAATCCAAGTCAAACACTTACTGCAGATAGTCTGCTAACCATAGACGGCATCTACCATCCTAAACACATAGAAGGGCTGATCTACAACTATGACACAGTAGCCAATAAAATTACACTGGTAACAGGTGCAGCAGCTCATTGGAGTTATAGTACTTCAGGCGTTGCAGGTATCATACCCACAACTGCCACAGCCATTGTTGCCAGCTATAACCCCATAGTTAGAACATTTAGAAGTGGTTGGACACCCGAATACAATACTGACGGTACTGCACCTGCAGTCATAGACGCCACTACATCTACTAACACCTGGTATTATTTGTATTACCTGGGCTGTACTATTTACACCAGCAGTGCTGGCACTGGCGTGGGTCGTGAATTTTATCCAGGTTCTAGCAATGTTGTAATTAGCTCAAACCGAGACATAGAATCCGTAGACAATCAATTAACTGCTGCAGGCTATCCTTTCTGGCGCGTAGTGCGACGTTTAGGACCAGTTAGAAATGGTGCCACAGATCGATTAGTTCCATTTAATGTAAAACGCATAGACCATGGTGGATTTGAATTTTATTGGGGTCTGAATCCAGCTGCCGCAGGTGCAGGAGTAGGTTCTGGCGATTCTCCCTATACCACCAGTGTGGCTCAGTCAGCCATACGAACCTTTGGTAGTAGTACAGCCATAAGTTTGAATTCATATTCAACCGCTGTACTAACCACTGT